TAGATTTTTGATTGAAGTCAACTATTTTTCGTTCTTTAATCGTTGGTTGCATTCTTCTTCGGTAGTACAACGATATATGTGTCCTGTTTGGGTGTTCATGATAACGATCTCGCTGGACTTAGGATCAACGTTAAAGGTGCATAGACTGTTATGGCGGAACTCTGGTGCTGTAGTTTGGTATGCTAGTAACAGTGCTGTAATCGCTTCAAATACCATTATATGTTCTTCGCCGAATCTAGTATGCTTTCTAACTTGGCTTGTCGTTCCATTAGATGAAAAAACAGTGCCAGAGTGTTTGCGGCATCTACCTCTGCTCTGTGTGCCTTACCTTTAAAATGCAGTTTAAAGTAGCCCATGGCACTTGCTAATCCACCGCTAGGCGCTTTACCTCTGGTCAGCATCAAGTATGTGTACCAGGTCTTAACATCTATCCAACGACGGCCAAAATGCGGAAAATCTGCATGATTTTTAGCAAATTCTGCCAATAATTCCACACTATCCGATCCGCCCCATGTGACCGGCGAAACAAAACACTTATGCTCTTTAATCAGCTCACTGAGCTCACGGGCAACATGTTCGTGACTATATGCTTCTGCACGTATATCAGCATCAGTTATACCTGTTAGATCATTGATAAACTCACTGATAGGTTCTTGTGGATCTATGTACCATTTACGGACTACATAGTCTTCAAAGCGTGTGTTCTTATCACCTATAGCTACACCAACCTGTATGATCTTACCACTGGGCTGATTTAACTCTAGATCTAATGCTAGAAACTTGCTGTCTGCTATCATGCATAATCTTTCTGCGGATAACTAGCAGTTAGCCATTCGGCCATGTTGCTAGCATTCTCACTTAACTTGACCAGATCATACTTGCCACAGAACTTCAGAAACTGAGCACCTACCATTGGTTGATTTTTAGCTATCTGCCCACTGGCGATAGTTTCTGCTATCTTAACTTTGACATCATCTGGTTGTTGTGTTAGATCAACTAGGACTCGATTACGTTCATAGTCATCTAATACACGATGTTCTACGCCATTATGGTCAACCCAACGCTGTAGCATGAGGTTGTTCCAATTATAACCTTTGGTTGTACGATCAGCATAGGCTTCTTCAAGTCCTACTTTGTTCTTACTACCTTTGGTGCGCACGCCTGGAAATGCGGAAAATATGTTGTCTGTAGGATCACCACGCATACACTTTTCAAAAAGTATAAACTTAGGATCTGGAATCTTTTTAGGTTCTTTAGTTTTCTTATCTAAGACAGGTTTACCTTTCTTGTCAAAGATACCTTTTAGTGTATGAAGTTCGTCACTTATCCCGTTATATTGATTAACATTATCAGCCAGTAACTGATAGAAATCAGTGTCGCTACTAACAATAGTGTGATGATCATCTGGGTGCGCCTGGATAAAGCCTGCGATAAGATCATCCGCCTCCAACTCCGAATGCTGAAGTACCGTGCAGTTTGTTCGTTCTGCAATGAATGTCTTGAGCGCATCAAATGTCTCCCAGAATAGTCGATCTTCTTCCGCTTCTGCTTCTGTTAAGGCCGCACGTGCCACACTGCGATTTTTCTTATAAGGTTCGTAGAAGTCCTTGCGCCAACTACGTCCTTCTAAACAGAATATAACATGATCAGCTTTTTGGTCACGCCATGATTTGTTTACTGAAGCTAGGGTTACGTGGATAGCAAAACCCAGCTTGTCCCAAGTATCACTTTGGCGATGTGCTGAATGTCGGGCTCTGAAGAATGTGTTTGCTGTGTCTACAAGTAAGTATCTCATGCAAACATTATACAACCAAATTTGGTTAAAGTCAACTGATTTCCGTTCTACCGTTGCCTAGGTCTCTACGGTTATTTGGACGATTGCTGGGATCAGCCATTTCTTGCTCATAGTTTTCCAATACGACATTTTGACAAACACTACGAAACCAATTGTCTACGATGTCTTGATCTGTTTTACCTTGATAGCCAGCACGTATCAAATTGGCTACAAATTTATCATTCCAATCTAATTCAAAACTACCTGCACCTGGGTTATCCTTGTCAATCTCAATACTTAATACTTCTACCCAGGGTTCACCACGGTCAGTGGCTAACTCTTTGGGAGTCTTTTTGATTTTTTGTTCTTTAATGACTGGAGCTTCTGGTTTACTACCAAACAAGTCTTTGATTAATTTCTTTATCATTACATTTCACCTCGACCTAATTTTTGATCCATGTCTAATTCCATATATGCTTCATCTAATAGGTGTGCATTTTCCATACATTCTATGTATTCACGGCACCAATGTTTTATTAAATTCCACATATTAATCATTGAATAAATCTACAGTTTCCCATGGTAAGTTTGCTTTACCAAAATGTCCATAGTTAGTTGTTTCACTATAGATAGGACGGAACAACTCAAATCTATTTATGATGCCTGCTGGTGTCAGATTAACATTCTCACGTATCCACTGAGTAATAGTGTTATCAAACTCGATACCCAGATCTGTCTTAACAAACAAGCTGGTAGGTTCTTTAACACCAATGGCATAACTGAGTTGAACAGTAGCTTTGTGGGCACCTCGACTAGCCACGATATTCTTAGCAAGATAACGAGCCATATAAGCCGCACTACGATCTACCTTAGTAGGATCCTTGCCAGAGAATGCACCACCACCGTGTGGACTATAACCACCATAGGTATCAACGATGATCTTACGCCCTGTTAGGCCAGTGTCACCATCTGGCCCACCAATAACAAATCTGCCAGTTGGATTGATGAGATATTCTGTATTGGTATCAATCAGATTGTCTGGTAGAACGGTGTCGATGATAGTCTTAACTTGTTCACGCACATCTTCGATGGCTATCTCGGCTGAGTGTTGTGTTGAACATACTACCTTAGAAATACGACGTACACTACCATCATCATTGTATTCCATAGTCACCTGTGATTTAGCATCTGGCCCTAACCATATCGCTCCACTCTTACGCACAGCAGTTAACCGTTTAACAATCAAATGACTGTAGTAAATAGCACTGGGCATCAGATCTGGTGTTTCATTAATAGCATAACCAAACATAAGTCCTTGATCACCTGCCCCAAATGAGTCAGTGCCTAGGGCGATGTCTGCACTTTGTCCGTGCATCAAGTTAGTGATCTCCGCAGTTTCCCAATGGAACCCATCTTGCTCATAGCCAATATCACGGATAACACGACGGACTGCATTAGCAACTTCGTCTTGATTTAATATACCTTTGTATTCACCCGCAATCACTACACGATTAGTAGTTACTAGGGTTTCGCAGGCACAGCGATAGGCAGTATTACCTTCACGCATCATTAAATCCAACACAGCATCACTGATAGCGTCTGCTACTTTATCTGGATGTCCTTCACTAACACTTTCACTGGTAAACAAATAACTCATTAAATCCAACCTCCGGCTCTGGCAATGCCAATTAATCCAACTAAGATCCAAAATCCATTTAACAACGTATAGGCAGGATCTTTCCTAATACTTGCACAATATGTTAATAGTATAGCATCAATGGTGTTAAAGATCCATACAAACATAAACGGACTTGCTGGTCCTAACCATGACACTAAACTAAAACTAATGATGCGCATGATAACTCCGATCATTTCCATTTGTGGAATGTGTGAGTTGATGTAACTTAATACTTTGTTCATTTTTATTTCCCCCATGAATTCCCCCAAAGGTCAACATGTAACCTTGGGCTGTAATAATAACCACGACGCATAGCCTCGTCAGCTACATTAAACTTATTACCATCGTAGACTTTGACTACACCACCTACTGGCATGATATAAACAACACCTTTAAATTTTGCACGTCTGTATTCTGTTACAGCACGATCAACTTCATCAAAGTCTGCAGGTGATTCGACTACAAATTTAAGATAGGTTGTGCCAATCTTTTCATATGAACGAACAATCTCAGGCTTAACTGCATCGGCCCATGCTTCGCCACTTGCACTTAGTTTAGCACTAACTGAGAATGTTATTTCACGACTACCACGATTCCAAAGTTTTAGATACTTAGCAAAGTCTTCATGTAGTTCCTGAGTACCATTTGTTTCAAATGTTAAGTTCTTTAGATTATACATATCCTTGTGACCTAACAAGTCTGGATAAGCACGTTGCCATCCTAGCAACGGTTCACCACCTGTGATGACCAAATGAGTATCATTACCATTAGGCATCTGCCAACTGTTGCTGGGCACTAGATCTAACATACGTTGAACTACCGCATCGATAGTTAGCAATGGACTAAACTGTTTGAATCGAGGATCCCATGATGCATAACTGTCACAGCCTGTATTAACTAAAGGCAGTTCTTCATATATGCGATACTTTGTGGGATCGATAAACTCACGCTCTGTGCTCATCTGCGTGCGATCCTTCATACCAAACCCACCACAGGTAAAGTTACAACCAAATGTTCTTAAGAATACACTTGGGACACCAATAAAACGTCCTTCACCTTGTGCTGAATAAAATATTTCACTGACTTTAAGTTTACTCATTGCTATTCTCTGTTATATTGGTTTTCAAGATATGTTGTAGTTTCATAAGCATCCATATATTGTAACACACCTGTTGATGTGATGTCAACCTTAGCGTTCCCAAGGGTAAACGATCCAAACATCTCGTTCGGCTTTGTTGATTGTTTTTGCACAATAATCCACCTTTCTACTAAACTTACTGCTCAAATTATCGATTAATACAGCAAAACGTACATTGTTGCCCCAAACATCGGTCCAGGCTGGATCATTTGGTAGATTAATTCCTTGCCAATCGTTGATGATCCAATCTAATGTAGCACCAGTATCATTAATATCATCTAAGATAAGAATGTTTTTACGTAGACCGGGATCACTGGTAGGTTCACCCGCTGGGCGAGGAACCGTGCTGGCACTCAGATACCCAAAAGCATCTTCAGCCATCCAGCAGTTGCTCTCAGTGTCTGCATGATCACG